AGTTCACTCGCTGGCCAGAAAAGGAAATCGTCAACTGGCTCAACGACGCCCACTTGGCCATCACAAAATTCCTGCCTGCCGCCTGCTCGCGCATTGATGCGATCAAGCTGTCTCCAGGCACGCGCCAAAGCATTGAAACCATTCAAGCGGCCAACTGCAAGCCCGGCGATGGCTCGGTGCCTGCAGCGTCTATTCTTGGTACGCAAGTGCTGGATGTGATTCGCAACATGGGCGCAGATGGCGCAACACCAGGCAACAGCATTCGCCTGTTTACAGATGGCCGCGAAGTAATGGACACACAAAGTCCAAATTGGCATACCGTAACCGGAAAATCAGTGGCCGGTTACATGTATGACCCACGCATGCCAAGATACTTTTATGTGACGCCCGGTGTGCCAGCTTCGCTTGTAATGTGGGCAGAGGTAGCCTACACCGCACAACCTATTGCCATCCCCAACACAGGCACAGTTGGCGCAGAGCTCTATCTGATTGATGGCTCTAGCACAACAAAGATTGGTGTTGCTGACGAGCATATCGACGACCTGGTGAACTATACCTGCGCGCGCGCCTTCATGAAAGACGCACAGTTCGCAAACAATGGCCCGGCTGCCGCCAACTACACAAGCTTATTTGCAGGCTCGCTTAATGCCAAGGTGACGGCACTCACAGGCAACAACCCCAACTTGCAGCGCTTGCCGTTTGCGCCTGAGCCAATTGGCGCAGCATCATGACGCTCAATGATTTTTTGCCACTTATCTTGCCGCGCGCCAAGGGCTGCCCCGACATTCTGGCCATCTTCAATACGCGGTTAGCCATCATTGAGTTATGTCGCAAGGCGTTGATCTGGCGGGAATATCAAGAGCCCATTCCAACCGAGGCACTGGCCACAAGTTATGAGTACGAGGTTGAAGAGGGCCAGCAAGTTTGCAAGCTGCTAAGTCTAAAACTCTCGGGCAATGACATCTCTGTTGTTGATCCAGCCCACGGAAAGCACCTTGACAACGCGGGCAATGCAAGCCCATACGCCTATGGCACTCTCAGTGGGTTTGAATTGCGACCAGCGCAACAGGCTGGCCTTTCTGTTGTGACTTACGCGGCCGTCATGCCAACCATCAGCGCAACAGCCGTCCCTGACGCCATGGGCCAGTACATGGAAGCCATTGGGCATGGTGCGTTATCCAGAATCCTGCTTTCCAAGGGCAAGGATTATCACGACCCGGATGGTGCAGGCGTTGCAAAAATGCTATGGGATGGGGCTATTGCAGATGCCAAAGCTGACGCGTTAACCGGGTTTGCAAGGTCCACCATTCGCACATCAAAAGTGTGGTTTTAAAAGGGCTCGCTCAAAATGAGCTTCATTGACGTCACAAATTTTGGCGGTGAGATTCCTAGAGTTTCAGCACGCGCCTTGCCAGCTGGAACTGCCCAGATCAACAGCAACTTGCTGGCAACGGCCACTGAGTTTCGGCCTTTGCAGTCTGATAGCGTGGTGGGATCGGCCCAGGCTGGCGCCAAGACGCTGTACCGCCTGTCCAAGGACTCAACCGGGGTTGTGCGCACGCTCGATACGGCCGGATGGATTGCAGAAACAGCCGACAAGAGCTATGTCAAGGGGCAGATCAACGATGACGGCACTGAACGCACCTACGTGACCTTCAACGATGGCACACAAAAGCCGCGCGCGATTGATGCCCTTGGCGCCGACAGGCTGATGGGTGTTCCGTCGCCTTTCTATGCGACTGCCGTCCTGGTGGAGGGCGAGTCCTTCACCTCGACCGAGGCGACCGCATGGGCCGATGGAACGCTGGTCCCGGCTCTGCATGAGGCCTTTTTGGCCAGTTTGCCGGTGACTACCCTTGCTGGCAACCAGATCAGCTCGCGCGTGAGTGGGGGTCTGCCGGTGGCGGGTGCCTATTCGATGTACGGCATGACCCAGAATGCGGCCAGTCCCTGGCTGGCAGAACGGGTGCTTCCGCTGGACACGGCCAAAGCAGCAGGCCTGAATGATCCGACCATTGGCCCGCAACTTACAGGATCGACGCTCTCCATCCCTGTGCTGTGCTTGCCGTACTGGGGCAAGGTGGCGGCAACGGCGACGTTATCCACGGCCATCCGGCTGATCGAGAACCCGCGCGACGGCTCGCAGTTGTTCACCGAACCACAAATAGTGGACATTGTGACGGAGCTGGAAGCGTACTTTGATCCCAATGATGCCAGCATCAAGACACTGCGAACGGCGCTTGATGCGCAGGTGAAGGCCATCAATTCAGCGATTGACTTTGTGTTGTCGCCACCAACCAGCGTGACCGCGCCGGTTGCGCCAGTGAAGCCGACCGTTCCCGAATACGATTACGATTATGGAGGCAACTAATGACGACCAGAAATGCGGAGTGGTTGGCTTACGATGCTGCCATGGTGGTGTACAACAAGGCAGCCAAAGATTACGCCGATAGCCAAGCCAAGATCGACAACGAGGTTGTTGGAAAAATCGCGGCCATCGCTTCTGCCAAGGCTGCAGCAGCTAAGCTGGCCACGGAGATTGAAGACATCTACATCAAGCGGCACAATACATTACTAGATTGGGTTAAGGACTTTGTGAACAGGCGCGGCACCATCCGGTCTGATAACAATTCCGATGGCTTAATTAAAGTGGATGCTGACAGGTTGATTGAATCACGTTTTTATATCGTAACCTACGTCAACGACTGGGGCGAAGAGTCCGCACCATCACCACCGACCGAGTTGTTGGACGTGGATCAGTATTCAAGCGTGACCGTGGGCATTGCCCCATTCCCGTCCGGGCGCAATCTGGTGGGCTGGCGCATCTACCGCAGTGCCAATGCCAGCAGCGACATTGATCCGCCATTGGCTGTGACTGACTCGGACCCGGTGAAGGTGGTTTTGGCTGATGGCGGGTTCGACTATTTCCGCATGGCGTTGCCCACTTACTCGGACAGCAAAAAAGGCGCTGAGCTGAAAGAGGTGTGCCCGACACTGACCTGGCTGGAGCCACCGTACCGGATGCAGTCGGGCAGCGCCTTGCAGCCCATCCCCGCCAAAGGCAACGACCCATACCTGCGCGGCCTGGTGGGCATGCCCAATGGCGTGATGGCTGGGTTCATTGATAACTTCGTGGCGTTCTGTGACCCGTATCACCCCTATGCCTGGCCGGCCGAATACCAGATCCCGCTCAAGTACCCGATTGTGGGCCTGGGGGTGTTTGGTCAGTCGTTGTTTGTCGGCACGGCGGCCAACCCGTCGATCATCAGCGGATCGGACTCGGCCTCGATGTCGGAGCAAGTGTTGGACGATGCGCAGGCCTGCCTGAGTGCGCGCTCGATTGTGAGCATGGAGGGTGGCGTGTTGTATGCCTCCCCCGATGGCATTTGCTTTGCCAGTGGCAACGGCGTGCAGGTCATCACCTCGGCCCTGTTCGCCCGGGAGGATTGGCAAGCCCTGGTTCCTTCGAGCATCATGGCGGCGGCACATGAGGGCATCTACTACTTCTGGTTCAGTGGCACCTATGGCGGCATGACCGGCGGTTGCCTGGCGCTCGATACGGTGGCCAAGAAGCTCACGCGGGTAGACATCAGCGCCAGCGCGGTTTTCACGGACAGCCTGACAGACGCGGTGTTTTATGTCAGTGGGACACAGATCAAGCGCGCATTCAGTACCGGTCGGCGCACGGGAAAATGGAAGTCCGGCAAGGTGGTCCTGCCCGCGCAAGCCCCGCTGGCCTGGCTGCAGGTGGATGGTGACCAGTCGCCCGCCAATCCCGCCACGGTGCATTGGTACGGTGACGACCAGTTGCGCTACACCGCGACGGTGACAGGCATCACCCCGGTACGCCTTCCGCCCGGCCGTTGGCTGGAGCATGAAATCGAGATTGAATCCACTGCCCGCATCACGCGATTGACGCTGGCTGGCCATACCGTGGAGCTGCAACGAACATGAGTGATACCGGCCCCGCCAAACTTCCCGGCCTGCCTGCTCTTAAAAGCACAGACCCTGCCTTGCAGCGCTGGGCGCAGGCCGTCGCTGAGCACCTTGAGGTGCGCGCTGGCGCCCGTGGCAATCCGGCTGAGCGCGGTGTGACCCAACGTGAGCTGCTTGCTGCCACCAGGGGGCTGGAGGCGCTGCGATCCGATAAAAGCGCGAATGCTAATGCGGGCGAACTGATTCTGAATCTGGGTGGCGGGATGACGGGTTCTGTGGCGATTGATGCCTTTGCCAAAAGCATCTTCGAGAGCCCGCTCTACAAAAACTTGATGAAGCGACTGGACGACCAAAGCCGCTTTGACGATGTGCCCGAGGAGGTGCGAAAACTGCTGCTGGTGAACATCGCCGAAGAAGCGGCCAGGCGCGGCGCCGACATCGTGCGCCTGGAAAAGAAAATCCAGACAGAAACGCAGTCGCTTGCCTACACCATCACCGAAGTGACGGCCGCCATTGCTGGGGTGTCGGCCGGTGTGCGGGAAACCACCTACGCCTCGGCCAGTGCGAACTTGGCC